TCTAGGCCCCCCACGTCTACACGAAAGATTTACTCTCCAACCTTCTACCCTTTATTACAGCATAAATGGTTCTCTCAAACTTACGTGATTACTTACACGAAGCACAGCTTCGCATCAAGAAAGAATGGCAAACATTCCAATCATCCCACGAAACCACTGGCTACTCCGACCAACGTCCTTCTGACTACGATCTCCGCCGATACTACGACTCCGCTCGCAATTATGACGCCGAACATCATCGAACTACAGAATACGAACACAATTTCTCCCAAACATATGAACGCTACACCCAAGCGAACATTAACCGCAACGAACCTTTTGAATTTTATCGTCACCTCACCGACAATGAACTTCCACAAAACAGATTTCCTCAACCTGGCATCACTGTTTTACCCTACCGTTACCACACTGGACAAGTCGTTTACACCACCGAATTTCTCCCTGAATCTGGATTTGAACTCCACCCTCTCATCAAGTATCTTCTCGAACGCAAATACGTACATTACAAACCGTACACTGACAAATACTGCCGACCACTTGGCACAACAGACGCTACATTTACCGATTTCAACCGAGAACAAATCACAACCCAACCCCTCGATCCAATACGAAAAGAACTCGTTCTTGACCTCGTCAAACGCATTCTCAATGGATTACCTTACCTACCACTTCACTTTGTTGACACACGATTCTGCAACACTCCAAAATCTACTGGCACTGGATATTTCCAACGCTTCTCAACATTCTTCCGAACCCACGCTTACTACGCACGAAACCCTACATACGCACTCCGTCCTTCATCAAAAGGATATTTCTTCAATACCGTATATGAATTCTCACGCACCTGGATGCACCACATCAAGGAATATGGATTCCCTTTCGTCCCATCAGATAATACATCTGACAATATTAGACAACTTCGTCTTTTCTTCTCTAAGCACGTTACTATGCTATTTACTCGCAACCACATCTCCGACAGAGATGGAAACCTCAAACAACGTCCTGTTTACGCAGCTGATGACTTTTACATCATGTGTGAATTAATGACAACGTTTCCTCTCCACGTCATGGCCCGATATCCTATCAACGGAATCAAATCTGCAATCATGTATAGCTTCGAAACTATCAGAGGCTCCAATCACTATTTGGACTCACTCGCTCAATCATTTCGATCCTTCTTTACAATAGATTGGTCATCATTCGATCAACGCGTACCACGCATTATCACTGACCTTTTCTTCACTGATTACCTCCGCAGCTTGATTATCATCAACCACGGCTACCAACCTACTTACGAGTATCCCACCTACCCTGATCTAACTGAACACGATCTTTACCATCGCATGTCTAATCTACTTAATTTCATGCACACTTGGTATAATAATATGGTCTTCGTCACCGCTGACGGATTCGCATACCTACGATCAACCGCAGGCGTACCTTCTGGTATTCTTAATACCCAGTACATTGATTCATTCGCTAACGCTTTCCTCCTCGTCGATGGACTTCTTGAATATGGCTACTCAGCCAATCAAATTCTTGAAATTACCTTCTTCATCCTAGGAGACGACAACTCTGGCTTTACACACCTAAGTCACCTGGAATTATACAATTTCCTCGAATTCTTTGAACAATACGCACTCACTCGCTACAACATGGTCCTTTCTAAGACCAAATCAGTTATCACCACCATGCGCAACCGTATAGAGACTCTCTCTTACACATGTAACTTTGGCAAACCCCGCCGCCCACTTGGCAAACTAGTTGCCCAACTATGTTACCCAGAACACGGACCCAAAGACAAATACATGTCTGCACGCGCTATAGGCATCGCTTACGCAGCCGCCGGAATGGACACCGAATTCCACGAATTCTGTTATGATATTTATCATACCTTCCTACCCTACGCAGCACCTATAAATGATCACACTCTTGACATGGCCCAGAAACATCTTCCTGGCTACTTCAGAGTATTAGACTCACTATCTGCCGAAATTCCATTCGACCACTTCCCCACAATAGAAGAAGTACTACATAAGTACTCTTCCTGGCAAGGCTACCTCAAGCCTGAACCAAAATGGAACTCAGCTCACTTTGTGAATCTACCTCACATCATCCCACCGGATGCAAAAACAATGACAGACTTTGAACTTGAACACAAGCTCACACGTCCTACAGTTATTGATTGCTTCCAAGACCCTACATTCGTTTAATTTTACGATTTTCGTTTGTTTTGTCTTTATTTCTTTTAGTCATATGACTTTTTAGTTATTAAAACCTAAAATCAAACATAAAAACAAATAAAAAC